AGCAACGACGCCTCTGCTTGCTCGTGCGCAAAAAACGGTGCGCGCAGTCACAGGTACATCGGTCCACAATCATACCCAAGCAGGAGGTATGTCTATGAGTGGTACTGGGCAAAACACTGTGACTCCTGTTCAGCCTGCAGTGGTTGGGCAGACCGTGACCAGTGCGAGTGTGGCCCCTGGACACACGCATGCAACACTGGCGCCCGCTTCCATTAGTGGGCCTCAGCAACTGGCCAAAGCGGCCAATCCTGCCCCTGCTGGGGCATCACCAGCATTTGTTGGCGAGTCCGGACAACAGTTCCGCATACCCGTAAATCAAATGCTGGTGACATCCTCCCGTCCATCCAAATGGTGGACACTGGCATCTCTTGCTAGCACAGCTACTGCTGCTGTTGCTGCCCATCAGCTTGTTGGAAAGGAGAGCATCGTCATGCAGACGTTGACTGAAACAACTCGCACAATGCTCCCTAATCCCTTTAGTGATGAGTATGTTGAGGTGGCCGGCAACCTGATCACAGAGTACACACAAGAAGTGTGGAAGTCCAGTTCCATCATTGGAGCTGCCTGTGTCGGGGTGTTGGGTCTCACCGCTGCATACACATTCTATAGGGCATTGATCCGACCTGCCATGGACACAGCAGCCCTTGAAGCAACCTTAGCTGCAAACCAAGCACCAGACACCAGACTGGAGGTCATAGCTGCCTGTACTGATGATGACTACCCTGAACGTATGGTAGTGGCAGAGGACATCAGACAGCGTGTGGACTACCTGGCCCATGGCCGCATCAGATCACAAGAAGGTCTGAAGGATGTCTACAGAGCGCTAGACCGTCAGTGGAAGGAGGAGGGATTGAGTGTAGGGATGATGCTTCTCTACAAAAGGATGGCAACAGCTGCTTATTGGGTAGTGCCGAAAGAGGAACTAGAGGTCAACAATCTGGCCTCCAACTACTTGGTCCGCTTGAACTTGTTCAGGCAGACCGAGTACCTCGAGTCCGGCAGCCAACCCGACAAGTGGTCTGTCAAGTCCTTCCTAGGAGCCTTGGGTTACCGCCCAAGGTGCATCTAGGAATACCGCACCCTGGCCAATTGCTGTCACTCTGATGGGCTTGCAGAAAAGCCATTGGACCCGACAGCCAGCATTAAGGTACCAAAGCCGAGGTACTATTGCGATTCGCAAGTGGAGTACGGAAAATTGGCAGAAATGCCGCTAGCCGACGAATACTTCATTCAAAATGACTGTCAGTGCAACCAACTGCTTGCTGCGACCAATAGAGTGATTTGTGACTGGCCGAAACCCGAACGTAGCGCTTTGCGTGAAGTTCGGTTAGTAGGCCGGAAGCTGTCACGATATTTAGGTCGTAGAACCCAAGTTCCCTTCGTTGAATGGGGCAAGCACTACACTGGCAGAAAAAGACTTCGTTACTTGAGGGCCATCGAATCCCTTGAGCAGTGTCCTCTCAGTAAGAAGGACAGCTACATCACCGCCTTTGTCAAGCGTGAGAAGATATTGGACCCCATTAAGGATCCGAGGATGATACAGGGTAGGGGAGCTCGTTACAACATCGAGCTCGGAAACTACCTGAAGTCATTCGAGGAAGATCTTTATAAACTCAAAGGCACTGGTGCCTTGAGGGGTGTTCTTCCGCCCTCACGTTGCATTGTGAAAGGGATGAACCCGGCAGCCCGGGCCGCACTTCTCCATGGGAAGTGGTCAGGTCTCCGCCGCCCCGTTCAGTTAGCTTTAGACTGCTCGCGATTTGATGGTCATTGTAGTAAGGAGTTGCTGCAAATTGAGCATGGTGTGTACAACTCATTGTTCAATGACCCCTACCTTCAGCGGCTGCTAGCATGGCAGCTGCGCAACAAATGTTTCACAAAAGCCAACATCAAATACGAGTGTGATGGGAGGCGTATGAGTGGCGACATGAACACCGCTTTGGGCAACTGTGTCCTAATGGTGTTGATGATGGCTGCTGGTATGCGTCAGCTTCACATCAAACCCCATCTTTGGGACATCGCAGATGATGGTGACGATTGTGCATTGTTTGTTGAGAGCAGTATTGCTGCTGAGGTTACTCGTTTCTTGCCACAATGGTTTGGCCTTCTTGGCCACGACCTCAAGATTGAGAGTACCGCACGGAAAATTGAGGATGTCACCTTGTGTGATGCCCGCATTGTCCGTGTTGGAGGAGTTAGGACAATGATTACCAGACCGGCGCGCGTTATAGGAAAAGCGCGTGTACACACAAAATGCTACAAGGCAGCATTCATTCAAGACTACGTTGCCACCGTTGGGCAATGTTTGCTGGCTGTTAATTCTGGTGTGCCTGTATTGCAGGCTCAAGCACTAGCCTTCCGGAGGGCTGGAAAGATGCTACCTCAGATGCCTGGGACATTTATGTACAAGTTAAGGCCTGAGGAAGTCCGAAGTGCGAAGCCGACTCGTGTCACTGATCAGGCACGTGAGGATTTTTCACAGTGTTTTGGAGTCGCTATCCAAGACCAGCTCATCGCTGAGCGGTGGTTCAATAACTTGACCGCCGAGCAGTTGCTGAGGTGGGCACCGCCTCGTGAGGTGCCGCTCGTGAATGCCTCATAAAGCTTCCAACAATGGTGGTAAACCACTAAAATCCAAGACCAATGGACCCGCGAAGTCCAAGAAGTCTGGCGCAAGAAAAAGCAGGAAGTCTGGTACACGACCAGACACCACGCTATCACTCACCCGCTCACAGTTCACTGCAACTAACCCAATGAACCTTTTCACTGTTGCAAAGGGGAGCACGCCTGGCGGCGTGCGGGTTAGGGGTCGGGAATTAGTTGGGTCTATCCGAGCCTCGGGTGCTGTTGCCGCCGGTTCTTTCAGCCAATTACAGGTTGGAAGCACTGGTGCTGGAACAGCATTCGAGCTCAGACCCGGCGCATTCCCTAGGTTGGCCGGCTACAATGGCATGTATGAGATGTACAAGTTTCATCGTGCTAATGTAACCTTCCAGGCCAATTCACCCACAACCGCCAAAGGAGTCATAATTGCAGCAGCTGACTATGATGCAGCTGACTCGGCTCCAACAACAGCAGTAGGAATGATGCGGAACATCTCTGCGACTATGAGTAACCTTTACTCTGATTGCGGCATGGCTATTAAAGGCGATTTGTCTAGGCTACCGAAATATCTAACTAATGTCCTTAGTGCCTCCACTGATTCAGTGCAGTCATTACAGGCCAAGATATTCCTAGCAGTGGACGGCGCTGATGCACTTGTCGACAACCAGAGTGTGGGCTACCTCATAATCGAATATGATGTTGAGTTCTTTACGCCTCAATAGATTTTCGTCCCCGAAGTACAGCTTCGAACTTGTTTATAAGTCCACTCCCCGGCTGGGGGGTGGGCTCGACCACTGCACCGTCTACTCGCGTGTGTCGCTAAGCCAAGCTGATCGATTGAATTTACCCACTAACCTGAGCTGGATGGATTTCCAGCGTCTACTTACATCCGATTTGACTGAGTCTCGGATGGTAGCAGGTCATAATCAGTGCGTGACGGATAAAGATCAGCCGTGGTGTGACATGCTAAGGGTGTACTCTGAGATTCGCAACCTCAGAGGCATCTCCGGCCTTGAGCCAAGACTACTTTTTGCCACCGTCAACGGTACTGGAGTTGTGATCCAGTTAAACACCCCGCTCATTAAGGGGATCGTTGCAGGTGACACTGGCGTGAACACCCTAACCTGGGCAGGATGGATTCGATTATCCTATCTTGCCCAGATGGCATGGCGCTACCAACTGTTTTGCAGTCGGTGACATGCTACTTTCCTACCAGCGCATGTGACTTTGATCCAATTTGCATCGGCCTTCGACCGCGCAAATGGTGAGTCTAAATGCGTGCGAGTCTTTGCAGAAACTGCTGCATTGCCTCGTCCCACGATGGGGGGCTGATCCATTTAGGAAAATAGTGCCAGTAAGACCATGAATGTTAGCGGTAGGAGGCTCCTCTTGCAGGGAGCAAGCACCAATCAGGGTGCGGCCAGGGAGGTGGGTTAGTACCGTAAACCGGGG